TTCCGTAACCCTGTATGACGGCGAAGGGTTCACCGTCATCAAAACCGGAACGTTGATATTCGTGAAGTTCAGCGGCGCGATTGGTGCTGGCAGTTGGGATGCGAAACAGTGCAAGTACGTTCTGCCGCGAGCCAACAGTGCGCCGGAACCGTCACATACCCAATCCGCTAGCTTTCCGTAACCCCGATTCATTTCACGAAACTGACCTCCGACCCGGAATTCACAATCAGTGGATGCGTCGTCAATGGTTTGGCGACCGTCTACTGCCGGTGGGTCAACAAAGGGACTTTCGGCAATAAGGCGTGGAATGGAGTGCCTCTAGCAAGCATGGACGTGCAGTCCGCCAGTGAAGGCTTCAACGAGTTCGTAGACAATTCCTATGAAGACCATATGGAGAATCGTTTTCTGTACGTTGCTGGAAACACGGTTTCCTTCCGCACATCGCGTGATGCGACCATTCCCGCAAACACATGGCATGCCGGCAGCGTATCGTTCCCGGTCGCGACGGTTTAGGCCGTGATGTACGAGGCGGATGTGACGAAACCTTCTCCGTTCTGGCTGCCACCAAGATTCCTGTAGGTGAATTTGCCGTCCGGCAGTATGGTGAAATCTCGTTGGCTGCCACCGTCACGCCCACTGTACGCCCACCTCGTCGTAATCAATGGACGCCAGCCAGCCGGCAGGACGCCGAAATCGCCGGAACCCCATGATGCCGTGGCAGCGCTCTGCCACTCCACGAGGATTTGCACCACATTCCCGGTCTTCACGCCCGTCACCTTGCCATACTGGCAGTCGATAAGCGTCTGGGTTACGGAATCCCACAAAGCATACCGTTTATTGAACAAACGCACTGGCGTTCCGGCAGTGATGCCGGTCAGCGGGATACGCCAGAGCGGCATGTACGCATCCGCGGCCCCGTTAAGAATTTTCGCGGATGGTATCGTCGGATCAACGGCCGCGCCATCGCTAGGAACGCCCTTGAACGCCACCAGTTCCACTTTTTCCACACCAGTTGACGTCTCGCGGTGATAATGCACGCATATGATGTCATTGCGGTTCTTGCCGCTCGACCCGGACTGTATCGTGACGGTCTCAGGATTGGTGATATGCCAATCCAATCCCTGGATCGACGCGCACCCTGTACCGATGACGGCCTTGTTCGCCGACTGCATGGTGCACGACATCGCGTCGCCCCATTCGAACACCATGTCGCCGGCGCCGAATTTAGCCTGGTGGATTATCGCTTTATCCTCGCTGCTGATATGCGCGGTTCCGGCTTTGCCATCCACAAGTTCAATCGTCATGACTGCCCCTCCCTTTCGGCGTCCTTCACCCATTTCTCGAACTCCACGTCCGCTGTGGCGGCGAAAGACTGGAACGCCTTATAGCAGTCCCCGCAAAGCGTGTATGTGCTCGGCGGTTGGGCCGAAGCCGCCGAGGCGGATGTCAGATGGTTGACGTCGTACCATGATTGAGCGTCGGCGTTTCCGGATTGCAGAAACGCCGTTCTGCCGCACCTGTCGCACGTCAGTTTCGAATAACCGGTCTGCCTTCCCATACGGAAAGCCTCCTTCTAACTTGTTCTTTGATACATGAATGGGCCGGTCGACGGCAGTTCCACCCAGGTTCCACCGAAAGTCCCGGCAAGGTCGATGGCCGTTCCGGACATGTAGATGCTTCCGACCGGCCATGCGATAAGGAATATCTCCTCGTCGGTCATGCCCGCACTGTTGCCGGGAGGTCCCTTCGGGCCCTGTGGGCCAGGGTCTCCCTTCTCGCCTTTGTCTCCTTTGCTGCCGGTCAGCGTCGTGTTGCTCACGCATTTGATCGTGACGTCCGCCACGTCGACCTTAGAGACCGTGAAATACGTCAGGGTCTTCCCACCTCCGGTCAGTGCGAAGAATCTCTCACCGACCGTCGGAATCCTGTTGAGGCATAGCGTGTCCGCCGAGAACACCGATGTCGCGTCCAGATCCCATGAGCCGGAATAGGTCCGGCCGGCGGTCAATGCGGGCAGTCCCGTCTCTCCACGCAGTCCCCGCTCGCCTGTCTCGCCACGTGGAATGCTTAGATCGAGGGTCTTGTCGCTGCCGGCGCCCGTCAATGTGGCCAACGCTGACGCGCCTGGCTGGAGCGTCGTCACGGATCCGATGGAGAGACCCGATAGGTACGAGCCCTTGACTTGGTATTTGGCGTCCGATTGCGTCCGGAATGATTCAAGGTCTGCATTGGCGACTTCCGCGCTGATGACGTTGCCGGCGATGTCGATGCCCTTGCCCGCCGTGTACGTTCCGCCGGACGTCGTCGTGACAGACGATCCCGATGATCTGCTCCCCGACGATTCGGTATCGTCCGGCTGGCCTACCTCGTATGTGATGTCGAGGATGCCGCCGTTGACCTTCGCGATGCGTTTGGTGACCTTCGCGGTCAGGCTCAGACCGGAGTTCCTGTCAGACACGACCACACCGTCACCAAGCATGAGCGAGTCGGCATCGTTCGGCAGGGTCACGTCGACCTTGCCGCCCGACTGAAGCTCCTGCAATCGTTTGCGCGTATTGTCGGACAGCGTCTGCATCTCAGCGCACGAATAATCGTAGATCTCTGCCACTTCGTCGACACCGAAAAGCGTCTGCTTCTGCGAGACCTTTCCGTCCTTGTCCGCGTACCATTCGCTCACAAGCCTGTTGGCGAGTTCCTGCTGTCCCAAGCCGATCAGATGGTTCACCGTCCGATGGCATGTCTCCGCGGTGAAATCGACTAGGTCGGAATCCAAGGTGCCGTCGATGGTGCGTACCGGCTGGCCGGACATGACGATGCGGTTGTCCTTGGCGGTGAAGTCCAATCGCATGCCGCAGGATTCCAGCATCGCACTGATGCCGGTGTAGGCGTCGACGTAGCGTGGATTCTGGAATTTGTATCCGGACAGGGTGGGGTTCTTCGTTCCGGCGCGCACCGTGAACACTTTCTCCAATCCGATTCTTTTGACCAGCGAGGAAAGCACTTCGGACAGGCTGCCGGAAACGACGAGGTAATCCTGTTTCGGATCCGGGGAAAGTATTTTCCCGCACAACAGTCCGGTCCAGCTCGTTCCGAGCCATGAGACGTCCGACGTCGTTCCCGATACGACGCTTCTTCGATCGGTCACTCGCCCTCCGATATCGGTGCCGTCGATCCAGAAATACCATCCGAGTTCGCATTCGGTTCCCGGAATGGACAGTTCGAAATCGTTCTCACTGCTCCCCGCCGCCCAATCTAGGGCCGCGCCGGCGGAGCAGCAGACCGGTTTCATATTCGCGTCGGCTAGGATAACGTCGACCATGGTGGTGCCCCCGAGCTTTCGTACAAGTCGAATTCGATGGTGAATCCCCCGGACCATGTCAGGATGTTCTCACCGGAGGGTATCGGCTCGAAACAGTATGTTCCACATCCCTTCCCGACTCCTCGCGCCCCACTGGAGAAACAGTCCGCCACATCCCCGTTCGCGTCGGTCACCTTGATGCTTTTCTCCAATGGCGTGCCTATGACCGTCATGTACCCGTCGGACGGCACCGTCACGTCGTCGAAGCGGTAGAGGTTCCCACCGACGGTGAACTGCGGGTTCGTGGCCTGTCCGAAGATCCTGCAGACGAATCCGCACGGGGAAACCGTGGGATTCGAAATCCGCTGGATCGTTTTGGGACAGGCCAGGTCGGCTGGCAGATCATATGGCATGTCAAGCACGCTTCCCGAATCCGCGGCCATCGGGGCGAACCGCTGCGTCGGCAGACGATGATGCCACAGGCCGTCGCACAACACGATCCTGAACGTGACGACGGCGAGCGCTGGGCTGGGTGTTGGCGTTTGCACGTTGGTTCCGACGATGAATGCTTTTTGCGTCCATTCGTTGTTGATGGTGAGTGTTCCGGGTGAGAGCGCCTCGACGTCCGTGTCGGCCAGTGCTTGGAGTTGGTCGAGGTCGTTGGGGTTGAGTGTTGTGACGGTTATGGTGGTTTCCGTCGCGGTTCTGCTGGATCCTGTGATTCCTCTGGTGCCGAGTGTGTAGTTCCATTGTGTGGATCTGATTTCGGTGAGGTTCGGTGTCCATGTTCGTTCGCAGTAGAGGTCGACGGCGTGTCCGTCGTGGCTGCGGTACGTCAGCGCATGCATTTGCGTATCATCCTTACGAGATCGCGATATGTGACGTTTTCTCCTCCGTCGTGTTCGGAGATGATGTTGCCGAGGTCGGCGTGCAGGCTTGTGATTGCGGCGACGATGCTGGCTGTGTCCACGGTCACTGACACGTTTTGCGTGTTGGTGGGTGTGAGGGCTTCGCGTGGGATGGCGCGCCGGTTCAGCGCGTCCATGAAGTCGACGCCGTAATAGCTGGTGGCGAGCGCGTTTTCGACGTATTCGCCTCGTGCGATGCGGCCGTTGTCGAGGTAAACGCTGTCGCTGGTCGCGGTGCCTGGCGCCCATTTCGGGTCGACGTAGCCGTTGAAGGCGTAGCCTCCGTTGGCGTATCTGAATTGGTTGCCGTCGTAGAGGCCGCCGGTGGCTCCTGTCGGGATGTTGCCTGTGGCGTTTTTCGGACGGTATCCGCTGGATGAGTATGTGCCCCCTGATTCGTCGACGTAGCTTCCGTGGATTTGGAAGTATTTGTCGGCGATCTGGTAGTTGCTCAGGTTGGCGAGCACGCTCATGGCGGGGTCGCCGTTCGCGTTGACGATGAATCCTTTGTCGTTGAGTTTCCATCCTTGGGTTTGGAGGAATTTGTTCATCGCGTCGGAGTTGTCGCCTTTGAGGTAGCCGGTTTTGTCGTCGATTTTGGCTCCGTTCGCGATGGCGAGGGCGATCATGTATTGGTCGCTGTCCAGGGTGAGGGTGCCGGTTTTCGGGTCGATTTCCACGTTTGCGGCTTGGGCGATCTTTTTCATCAGGTCGGTGTTGTCTCCGCTGATGGTGACGTGCTTGCCATCCGGTGTCTCCTTGGCCGCGAGTTTGACCTGTTCGAATTTGGCAACGGCGTCGCCGGTGACTGTGACTTCGATGGTTTTCGAATCCGGCGTGTTCTGCAGGCTGGCGACGAGGTCGTCGACCGCTTTGCGCGTGAGTCCGTAGGCTTGTGCGGCGGCCTCGGCTTCCTCCGGTGTTTTGCCGAGGGATTGCATGAGACTGGTGAACGCGTCGTGCGCCTTGTCGATGTTCGGGTAGATGTCGTTGAGGCTGTCTCCGTTCTGGGCTTGCGCTTTCGCGCATTTGAGCGCCGCGTCGGCGATGTCGTTCAACGCGCTCTGGTTCTTGCGTCCGGCTTCCGTGTTCAGGTCGAGGGTCTTGGCGTTCTTCCCGATGGTGTCGTTCGCGGATGCGATCTTGTCCGCAAGGTCGACTTGCGCATCGGATGAGCTGATGGCGAACCCGTAGTAGGTTTCCATCGCGTCGATGACTTCGGACAGTGCTCCTGCCGTGTCGCTGACGGCGTCCTTGGTCGCTCCGAACGCCTCGGCGAGGATGTCGTCGGCGCTGGCCGCATCCTGCGAGCTGGCCGCAGATTGGTTGGCCGCGTCGGCTCCTGTCAGGAGGGCTCCGGTCTTGTCGAGGCTTGCCTGGGTGGCTTCCTTGTCGGCTTGGGCGAAGTCCGTGGCCGCGGATTCGCTGGCCTTGTAGTTGCCTTGCAGCTCCGTGAGGCTTTGGGAGATGACACGGTATTCGTTGCCTGTGACCAGTTTGCCCTGGTCAGTGAGTTGTTTGCGATAGGATTCGATCGCCTTGTTGACCTCGCCGACGGCGTTCTTCTCTCCCTTGATGGCGTTGATGAATGTGGCGTGTTTGATGCCGACCTTGTCAACAGCCTGCCACACGTTATCGTATCCGCTGGTGAGCCTGCCAAGCCAATTGTCGGTGATCTTCGCCCCACTGGAATCGGCCAATGTCTTCTCATAGTATTGAGCCGCCGACGCTCCGTCCTGCAGTGCGGTCGACAGCTGCGTGGCACGCTCCTCGGCTTTCTGCTGTTCGGAGATGAACGTTCCCAGGACCATCGCGGCCGCCGTGATGGCGACGCCCCATGGGCCTCCCAGCAGGTCGATGACGCCGGAACCGGCCTTTTTCAAGCCGCTGAGCGCGGTCTCACCCTTGCCGAGAGTGACGGTTCCGGTGGCGATGTCGCTCATGGCCGCGCCCATGGACGAGCCGACCTGCATCAGTCCTTCGGCCAGCTGCGGGGCCGCCGTCCTGGCACGCTGTATCGGGTCGATGAGCATGGAGATCGCATTGCCGGCGGTGCCGGAGGTTTCCTCCAACGGCCCCAACGCCTTGTGCAATGCGATGGCGCCGCCGACCGCGGCGGTCATCGCGACCGCGCCCTGCTGGACCGGGGCCGGCAGGGACGAGAATGCGTTGACGAGCGTGTCCAATCCCTGCACGAGGTTGCGGAGCACGCCCTGTGAACCCTCGCCGAGATTGATCATCAGGGTTTCGAAACTGCCGGAGAGCTGTTCGATGTCGCCCTTGAGGTTGTCGTTCTTCTTCGACGCGACGTCGGCCGCGAACCCGCTGTCGGACACGGCCTTCGTCCATCCGGCGATGCCTTCGGATCCTTCCGAATACAGGACGTTCGCGGCGCGTACCGCGTCGGATCCGAAGATGATGCTCAATGCGGCGTTGCGTTGCTCCTGCGTCAACCCGCTCATCGAGGTCTTCAGCTGGCCGGCGAAGTTCTTCAGGCCGACGAACTGGCCGGACGCGTCGTATGCGCTGATGCCCAGCTCGTCCATCTGCGCCTGTGCCTCCTTGGTGGGGTTGGACAGGCGTTGGAGCATCGTCTTCAACGAGGTGCCCGCGTCGGATCCAATCATGCCGGCGTTCGCGAACGCGGACAGCGTGCCGACCGTCTCGGTCATGCTCACGCCCATGCTGTTCGCCATCAGACCGGCCTGGTTCAATGCGAGGCCTAGGTCGTGCGCGGATCCGACGGCCTTGCCGGCGCCGGCGGCCAGCGCGTCCGCGACCTTGCCCGCGTCGGAGCCCTCGAGGTTGAACTGCTTGAGTGTGGTGCTCATCAGTTCGGCGGCCTCGCCGACCTGCATTCCGTCGGACGCGGCCAAGTTCAACGCTCCGGACAGGCCGCCGGAAAGGATGTCCGTGGTGGACAGGCCGGCCTTGCCCAACGCGTCGATGCCCTCGGCCGCTTCGTTAGCGTTGTAGACGGTGTCGGCGCCCGCTTGGATGGCCGCGGCACGCAGCTTCTGCACGTCGCCGTCGGATGCCTGCAGGTCGGCTTGGATGGTGCTCATGCTCTGGTCGAAATCCGCGGCCATCTTCGTGGCCGAAACGCCCAAAGCGACGGCGGCCAATCCCATTCCCGCCATAAGATTCGTGGCGATGCGGGATTTACTGCCCGGCTTCTCCAACGCGGTGGAGAGCTTCTCCGCCTGCGTGCTCGCGGCGGCCATCTTCGTGGAATAGTTGGAGGTATCGGCCGACAGGCGGATCATGATGTTCTCGTTCAACGCCATCGTCGGCATCTCCTTCTTCTAGTTTCTCGGGATGAGGTTCGCGGTCTGCGCGTGCGGGGCAAGCACCGTGCCGGATTCCTCGTATTTGCGCATGGCGCGTTCTCGCTGGAACGTGATCCAGCAGGTCTCAACCTGCGCTCCGGCGAACAGCCGGTCCACCTTGCCCTGGTCGTGGCACAGGTCGACGCTCAGTCCGCACAACGGACATTCATGGAGTTTCTCGTACATGTCAAGCGCGCGCATCCAGTCGCGTTCGGTCTCATCCCATTCGATGGAATCATCCTCCGAAGGCATCCATCCGAGCCATCGTTTCAGGCTGATGCCGAGACGTCGCGCGCACCGCAAGTCGTTAATCAGGGCCGGCGCATGCTCGAGCCGGTCCGCTAGGCCAGCCGCGTCAACTCTTTTGGGATTTCGACCACCGGGGTGTTGAGCTCCTGCACGGTCTGCATGAGCGCATTGACTTGACTGTCGGTCATCGAATCGATGAGATTAGAGAACTCCTCGCCGGTGAACTCCACATCATCGCCGTCCGCCCATTCGGCGGATTCCATCATGAGCGGCGCAGCTTCCTTCGCGATAGCGGGAAGGTCCTTGACCACCCGCCCCTGCACGGTCCTGGAGTTTTTGAGGGTGATCTGCGCCCACTGGCTGGAGTTCAGGCCGCGGAGCGTGACAACGAGCGTCCTGTGTTCGACGCTTTTCAACAACGAGTCCAGCTGCTTGCGGATGGCGTCCTGCTCCTTGCGGCGTTCGGACGCCTCTGCCTCGGTCGAATCCGCCGTGGCATCAAGCTCGATGATCCTGTTACCGAGGCGCACGCTTTCCGCGAGTGCCTGCATGTCAGTGATGATGCGGTGTTGGCCGGTCGGGCGGGTGATGGTGATTTTCAATGTGTCTGTCCTTGTCTGTTTGTTGGTCCGTTCGGTTTTGGTGGCGCCCCGTGTCGGACGGACCTGGATGCGCGGGGCGCTGTGGTGGACTACTCGCCGCCCGCTGCGATGACGGTGATGGTTTCTTCCTTGCTGCATGGGTCGGCACTGAAGTTGATGGTGCTCATCTGGCGGCTGTTGATGCTGTGGGCGACCGGGATTTTGATGCCGATGGTCACGAGGTACACGGAGATCACGTCTCCTGCCTCGAACGGGGCGTCCACGGTCTTTCCTCGGCGGCGGACGATCCAGCAGCGTTTGCCGCAGGTGAGCATGTCGACGGCTTTGTTGTATTCCTTCGCGTCGGTGGTGTTGACGTTGTCGATGAGGTCCATGCTGCCGTCGGTGAATTTCTCCTGTCCGGGGATCTGTCCGACGGTCGCGGAGGATTCGCGGTCGTCGTCGACCATGTCCTGGCTGTGGGTGAGGTGCCAGCCGGTCGCGGACAGGTAGGGGCTCAGGTCGAGGTTGTTGGAGTTGTTCAGTTCGGTGACGGTGGGGTTGGTGTAGTCCTTGATGCCGGATTCCTCGACCATGATGGTTCGGAATTCGCCGTCTCCGAGATGTGCTGGGACTTTCTGCATGGTGTTTCCTTTCATGTTGTTTCCGGCCAGCCGACCCGCCATGTGAGCACGCGCATCATGTATGGCGTGCCGGTGTCCGGGTCGGTCAGGTCGCTTGGGGTGCTGCCGGTGTCCACGTCTCCGATGAGCGGGGACAATCCCGGCATGTCGGAGAGGGCTCCGTCGAGTCTTTCCGTGAGATGCGAGGCGAGTGTGTCGACGCTTGTCTGGCTTCGTGCGACGATGCGGATGTCGAGTCTGCCGATGTGCAGGTCGGTGGATTGGCTTTCCGTGTGCGTTCGGCTGGTTTCGGTCAGTCCGATGACGACCCATGGTGGGGTTTTGCCGGCTGGAGCGATGCCGTCCGTGTACACGTCCCAGCCGCGGATCTCGCCGACGAGCCGGAGGACGGATTCCCTGACCTTCAGGAAGTCGGTCATAGGCTTGCCCCGGCTTCCTCGACGTATCGGGCGGTGGTCTCGAACTCCTGTTCGCCGTGTTCGTAGAAGCGGTGGGTGCCTCCTCCGCCATGGGCGCCTCCGAAGAACGCGATGTTGGCGAGGCCGCCTGCTGTCTTGACCGGCGCGATGTCCGCCTCGACCCTCATGCCTTCGGTTTTGATCTCGTAGGCGATGGGTATTCGGCGGAAGCTCGAATGGCTGCTCGACGCGAGATCCGCTTTGACCGCGGTTTTGATGTTCTGCGCGCCTTTCTTGACGGCGTTGGCCGCTTTGATCGGCGCGCGGACGCTCGCGACGGTGAGTTTTCTCGCCAGTTCGTCGAGCTCATGGGAGTCGATGCGCACTATGAGCCTCCTTCCATCGAGATCTCCTGCACGTTCCATCTTCTGGCGGTGGCGTGCGTCTTTTCGGATTGCATGTTCACGAGCCGGTATCGGCGTCCGACGAGTGCCGGGTCGGCCGATTCCACGACGGTCGCCTCGTATCCCTCGCGCGGCGTCGTGGCAGTGACGGGAAGGTGGAGGTAGAGGCCCCATTCGGGGATGAACGCTCCGACTGAGCCGTCGCCGTTCACGTTGTGCTGCTGTCCGGCGATGCCGCCGGCCGTCTGCACTTTTCCCTTGCCGTCGTAGACGACGTGTTGGGACACGGTTTCGGCTCCGGTGGACGGGTCGACCGTGACCGTGCCGGGCGCGGTGACGCGTATCCAGTCGGTCATGAGGTTTTCCGCCCATCGGCGCATTCTCGTCAGCGTCCTGTTGCTCATCCCGTCACCTTCATCATGAGGAACGGTTCGCCGTCCTCGTCGTCCGTCCAATACCGGCTCATGTCCGTGTTGGCGGATTCGTTTCTGGTGGAGTGCAGGATTCCGAGGCCGGCGATGGCCGGGGACTGGTCGGCCACGAGCTGGTCGAGCGTCTCCTTCTCGCTGGCGGTCAGGTAGGCGCCGGCCTCGTCGACCTTCCGGCTTCCGCCGTCCATGGCGTCGTCGATCTGGCGCGTCCACTGCGTTTCCGCGTTCGGATTGCTCCACAGGCGGCCGGCGCAGGTGATGCACACGTCCTGCAGGTCCTCCGGCAGGTCCGGTCCGGACCATTCGCGCCGCGTGTATGCGCGGATGCGGTTGGATGCGAATCTGAGCGCCATGGCGGCGCGTTTGCCGTCGGCCGACTTCTCGTCGATGTCCTCGCCGAGCCATTCGGCCAGCTGCGGGATGGTGGCGAATGGTTCACGCGCCATCATGCGCCTCCTCGTCAGCGGGATTCGGAAGAGGCGGCCGCGGCCGGGACGATGAATCCGGCGGGATACTGCGTGCCCTTCTTGGCCACGCGGGTGACGGGGTTGGCGACCTGGAAGCCGACGCGCATGACCACTCGCATGATCTGGCTGTCCTGCTGCATCGCGTTGTACACGATGGCGCCGGCGGAGTTGGAGATGACGCCCTGGTCGAACACCTTGTAGGTGATGTCCTGTCGGATGCCGACGATGAATTTCGACCAGTCGGCGGCCAGAAGCACCGCCTTGGAATCGTCCCAGCTGCCGTTGAGGACCTCGTTGCACGGGTATCCGTACAGGTTGGCCGGCTGCTTGTCGGTCAGGTTCGGCGTGTAGATGGGACGGTTGTTCGCGTCGCGCAGTTCGGTCAGCTCCCAGTTGAGGCCGGGCTTGCTGGCGAAGCCGTTGATTGCGTAGCCTTCCTTCGCGAGGGTCTTGCCGAGGGACGCCACGTCGGCGGCAAGGTCCTTGCCGGTGCCCTGGGTGATGGTGTTCTTGGCGTTCTTCGCGCCGGCGAGGATGTCATTGCCCCACGTGGACGGCTTGTCCACGCCGAAGATGGCGGCTTGGTCGATCTTCTTGCCGAACGCCTCGGCGATCAGCGGCTTCATGGTCTCGAACAGGTTGATGGACGCGTCCTCGCGTACGGAGTCCGGAATCGGGACGAGTACCGCGAGTTCCTCGGCGGTGATGTTCACGTCCTCCCAACCGCTCTTGGTGGTCTCCTTGAGTCCGCCTTCGGACACCCAGTACGCTTCCGGAAGGGTGGCGAGGACCGGCTGGGTCTTCTTCTTGGTACTCATCCTCATACGCTTCGCGCGGGTGAGCATGACGCTCTTCTCCGGCATGGTCTGGATGATCTCCTGGCTGATCTCGTCGGGGATGAGGGCCTGTCCGAGGTCGTTGCGCTGAATGCTGGAATTGAAATTGTCTGCCATTGTCTGCTCCTTGTATGGCGGTCAGTCGTTGTTGTCGAAGGCGTCGCGCATCCAGTCGGACGGACGTGACGGCTTGGTCGGGTCCATTCCTCCCGTGGGCTTCGCCCGGTTCGCCGGATTGCGAAGATCCGGCTTCTGCTGCGCCGTGGCCTGCGCGGCGTATCGCGCGGCGAGCTTCGCCGCCCTCGCCTCGATTTGCTCCGGGGTTCCCTCTCCCACCAGTTCGCGGTCTTCGGCCGTCAACCGCGGGTGAGCGGCGAGCGCGCGGCTCCAGGCGTTGTCGGCTTCGAGGCGTGCGATCTTCTGGTTGGCTTCGTCGAGGTCTCGTTGGGTTTTCTCCGTTTCGGTGAGTTTGGCGTCCTCGTATGCGCGGTTCTTGTCGGCGAGTTCGCCGTTCTTGTGTTTGAGGGTGCCGTTTTCCTCGCGGAGGTTCTGGATGAGTTTCCATGCGGTGGCTGGGTCGAACTGTTGTCCTTCGCGTTCCCATGGGGCTTGTGGCTCCTGCTGGCCGTCCGCCTGTCCTTCCGTGTTGTTCGCGTCCGGTTCGGACTGTTGGGTACCGTCGGGTTCGTTCTGGACGTTGCTGTCCTGCTGGTTGTCGTCTGCCACTGTGGGCTCCTTCCTTTTGTTGCCGCCCGTCCTGCGGGCATGAAAAAAGCCCGTCGGGGCTTCCCGATGGGCTAAAGATGTGATGTTCGGCTTTTAGGCTTCCGGCATTGGCTTGAGGTTTCTGCGGACCTCGTTGGAGATGTACTTGTCGAGGTCCGTGTTGGCTTCCCACTGCGCTTCGCCGGTTTCGACGTTGACGAGGATGTATGCCGGCGGGCCGTAGCATCCGCCTTTTGCCATTCCCGGCCAGGTGTAGTAGTAGAGTGCCAGTCCGTCGTATATTCCTTCGGGCTCGTGCAGTATGACGCCGTGATGCTTGGCGAATTCGTCGGCGGCCTTGTCCAGTTCGCGTCTTGTTTTCATCGTCGCATCGCCTTCTTCGGTTTGATGATCTCGTACGCGTGGTCCCTGACGATGTCCTTGTCGTCGACACGGAACATGCGCACGCTTCTCACATCGATGATATCCCTATCGAGGTAGTCATCCAATCTGGATATTTTGCCGTTCTGCGGGTCTATGACGATGGGTTCGACTCCGTTGGTGCGTGCCGAGGGGCGTTCGATGATGACGATGTGGCCCTGCGCATGCTGGTTCGTGTATCCGAAATGCATGCACCAGCGCTGACCGATGCCGACATGCCGTTCGATCCTGTCAACGACATTGCCGCGGTTCGGGCTGCCGACGGCGAGGATACGTGGATGCAGCCCGGTCGCGCGGTCCACCCACATGCTGTTCGGGTTTTCCGACAGTCTGTCCTGCGTTGAGCTGGTCCTCGCCCTGGCCTCGACGTCGTAGCCTTTCCTTCGGGCGTCATATGCGACGACGCACGACTGGCAGTTGGTGGAGCATCCCCACTTGTGGTCGGCGAATCCGGGATTGGACGTTCCCCTGTCGGCCTGCGTGATGCTCATCGGCTTTCCGGGATGCGCGAGGACCTTGGAGAGTTCGGTTTCGCGTTTCCTGAGGACCTCCCTGCGTTTTTCGGCGCGTTCCTTGCTGATTTTCGCACGGTATTCGGGCGTGCTTCTGTAACTGTGCGAGTCACGGTAGTCTCCGGTCCTGCGCATGACCGGCAGAATCTGGTCGTATGTTCTCGCGGTGCCTTTGGGCAGGCTTTCGGCGGCATCGTAGTAGTTGTCGATCCACTGTTTCTCCTTGTCGGAGGGGTTCCAGTCGCCGTACACCACTTCGACGGTGCATCCGCAATGCGGATGGAACTTCTCGCCGTCCGTCTGGTGGCGCAGGGCCTTCTGTTCGCTCGTGTACACGGGGCCGCGGCTGCAGAGCATCGCGCAGAACGCGCATGGATGCCCGTCGGACACGCGCCGCCATCCGATGGCGCGCGCGTCCTTGGCGGCCCACTGTTGCAGGGTGAGGCGTCCTCCGGTGAGCACGGCCTCGTGGAACATGCCGATGAACAGTTCGCGTGCGGCCGCGTACGCGGCCTCCTGCGTCTGCCCCATGGCCACGTGCCACAGGATGTTCGCCACGCCTCCCCATTCGAACTGTTTCCCGGTTTGGCTCCGGTTGAAGCGGGGCACTCCGACCTGTATGTCGCCGTCGCCCGTCTCGGCTTTGCGGAAGCGAGGCAGGTATTGGGCGGCCGTGTCGGCGCTGACCTTCCACCATTGTCCGAGCAGGTCGAGCATCGCCTTCTTCCAGATCGGCTGCGTACGGTCGAGGTCGTTCACGTCGAGGGTGTTGTCCCACACGCGTCGCATCTGGCTGTCCGCGGTGATGGCGAGCGCGACCTGTCGTCTGCGGTGCTGGTCGGTCAGGAGGGCGCCTTTAGCTGTTGATGCCATCGTATGCCCCGTTTCCGTTGAGTTGTCCGATTTGGATTTGGGTTGCGATGTCGTCGGCTGTGGGGTGTTGTGCGGCGTATTCGCGCCATGCGTCGGCTTGTGGTTTGGAGATGCCGGGGATCATGTCCCAGACGAGTTGGTCGGGGACGTGGAGCATTTGGACGGCTTTGCCGAGTGCGTCGACTGCTTGGCTGATGGTTCTTGTATCGGTGTCTTCCCATTTGGGGAAGAGGTGGAAGTTGGCGGCGTCGTCGGGTCGGTTTTCGGCGGCTGAGGCGAGTCGGAGCGTGTCCATGTGGCTGATGCCGAAGGCGCGGCGGCGTTCGTTGCGTTTCGCGTAGAAGCCCGCTCTGGATTCCTCGATGCCGGCGTCGCCGACGTTGGTCATCTTGCCGAACGCCGTGGTCGGGGTTTGGCTGACGGCGGCGAGTTCCTCGACGTCGCTGGTTTTTGCTGCGACGATGTTGGCGAGGTCGGTTTCGGGGAGGCTTCCGAATTTCACGTCCATGCCTCCGGCGAGGACGCTGTCGTGTTCGATCTGGAGTTTTTTGGCTTCCTTTTCCGCTTCGGTCAGTCCGCTCATGTCGAGGCCGGTGGCGGTTTTGACTTTCCAGCTGTTGTAGTGCTGGGCGAGCATGCGGTCGTAGTTGTCCTTGTTCAGGCGGCTGGCCATGCGGATGTATGGTTCGACCTCTCCGGGCACGCGGCCCTGCAGGTCGCGTTGGTTGCAGTATCTGACGATCGGGCATACCGGATTGCCGTCCGGCGCGGTCACGCCGTGTGGCGTCTGGCCGTCGAATTGCCATGTACCGCCGGTCTTGCGCCATGTCCAGATGTTCCGTGAGTCCCAAAGCTGGTATTCGACGGCATGGTCGTCGAGTTTGCGGCGTCGCATGAAGATCTGCGGCCAGTTGTCGGATGCGGGGTCGTCGTAGAGGGCGATCGCGTCGCGGGGGCTCCAGCAGTCGATGCGGGCGTGGAGTTCGTCCGACGATTCCTCGCCCCGGACCGCCGTGTATGCGGTGCCGTAGGCGATGGCCTCGCGGTGCAGCGCGATCTGGCGTTCGCCCATGCGGTTGCGCTGCCATGGCTCCCAGAAGCGTTGAGCGTCCCCGGTGTCCTGCGTCTCGGAGTCCACGCCTTCCAGGTAGAGGGTCTGGGCGAGCGTGGTGACGACGAGGCCGAGCCATGGGGTCTCGCCCATGTCGCGCAGCATGCGGTGTTCCATGGTCGCCCCGGCGTTCAGGCGGATGGGCTTGGGGTTCCACCGCCACCAGCGGTCGATTCTGTTGAGTTTCGGCGTCTCGTTGTCGAACGCCGGGATGAGCAGCGTGCTCAGCGCTTCGAACGCCTGCTTCTCGTTGTCGTAGCCGGTGGTCACCATAGCTGTCCTCCTCCGCTTCTGGAGTTCCTGTTCAGGTATTCGCGTCTGACCATGCGCGCTCCGATGGCGCATATCGCGAGGTCGATCTTGCGTTTCGACTCGCGGCTTTCCTTGGCGATGCTCATGCCGACCCTTGTGGGCTGGCGTCTGGCGTTGAGCATATGCAGGCGCAGCCTGGCGTCGCCGTCGTGGGGGAAGTCTCCCTCCGCGATGTCGGTGTACGCCTGGTCGACGGCGGTGACGAACCTGCGTTGGATGTCCGTGTTGATCATGTCGAACATGACGGCGTGCCTGTCCCGGCCGGACGGGACGGCCCATGTCTTGAGCCGGCGCCCGTAGTCGCGGTGCCACCGGTCGAACAGGGCATCCCAGTATCTCAGGCCTGTTTCGGAGTCCAGCACGTGGCTGGGGTCGCCGAAGAATCCGACCACGTCGTACGCGTGGAACGCCGCGCGCACCGCGTCGTCGACACTTTCCCTGGGCACGCGCCAGTCCTTTCCTCGCTCACCGGCCGGTTTCTGCCACAAGCCCAATGGTTTGACGAATCCGTCGGAGACGCGGCAGGCCACGAGCGCCGTGCTGTCGTCGTTGAGCGAGCAGTCGAGGAACATGCTGATGCGCTCACCGTGTTCGAGCGAAAGCTCCGGGTGCTCGTTCTGGTCCCATTCCTGGTGGGTGACGAACGCGTCTTCCGGCGCGGTGGACTGGTTGTACCATTTGCGCCGGGATTCGCTCACCGGGTTCTTCGGGTTGAGGATTTCCTTGCTGATGCGTTCGATGGACAGCCAGGTGCTGTCGCCGCGCACGTCCTCGATGACCTTGCCTATCGTGTCCTCGGTCATCGGACTGTCCGGCGCGGCTTCCAACGAGTCGTAGAGCAGGCCGAAGTCCATGTATTTCGGACGCTTGCCCTCGTCGTCGCTGTCGGGGTCGCCTTGGGTTCCGTCCCATGCCTCGCGCACCCTCTGTCCGACGCTGTTCTCGCCATCGCGGTAGGCGTTGCAGATGTCGAGCATCTTGACCGCGACGCCCTCCTCGCGTTTGGCCGCGTTGCCGGAAAGCACGCCGTCCATGTCGCTGCCGCCGTTGGACGAGTTCCAGTTCTGCGTCTCGTTGCGGATCACGAATGTCGGACGTCCGCCCTCCAACGCCAACGGCGAGCTGGTGACCGCCTCGATCTGCCGGCTGTCTCCCATCGCGTACATGTTGAGCTTGCCCAATTGGATGCCGTAGTACTTGCGTGTGGACGCAGGCAGGAGGCCGGGCAGGAGCTTCATGGTGTTCTTGGTCTGTTCCTGGCTGACCGCGCACACCTGCACCCACGCGTTCGGCTCGTCCCTGCCGACCGGATCTCCGCTCTCGGGATCCCAATGGTCGAACGTCAATGGGGCGAAGCACGCGCCGCATGCCCCTCCGGCCGCCATCGGGTCCTTGCCCCAGCCTTTGAGCCGCTGCAGCACGGCGTTGTCGTGCAATGGGCGTCCGTGGTCGTCCAGGGCCCAGAACCACAGCCAGAAACGCGCTTGTTCGCTGGTCCACTTCCACGGCAGTCCTTTGGATGAGTCGCGAAGCCAGTAGCCGCTCCATCCGAGGAACTGCCAGCCGAGCGTCACCCGCGGGAGGATCCACCCATGCTCGTCACGGCGCCATGTCGGTCCGATAAGTATCGGGTCGGTGTTCCATTGCGGCGCCGGTTCGTCGGCGAGCATGTCCCTATACCAGTTGGAGATCTCGCGGATCTCGCTTTCGCGGCTTGGGATGAACGCGGCGGCCTTCAGGTTGCTGCGTAGTCTTGCCATCAGCCGTAGGCTTTCTCCCATTTGCTGTCGTGCCATCGTTTGTTGACGGTGGCGCGCATCTGGCTGGATCTGCCGCCGTCCGCCGAAGCGTCCTCGGACTGTTCCTCGGGTTCCGGCATGTCGATGCGTTTGAGCAGGTCGGCCAGATGGGTCTCGTCGCGGCGCAGTTCGGGCAGGAGCGGGTGCACGACGAGCTGTCCCTGGCTTCCCTCGGTGGTGAGCTCGTCGCCAAGGGCCCTGCGAATGCGTCCGATGCGGTCGGCGGTGTAGCAGGCGTTCTCCAGTGTGCGGTACTCGCTTTCGGTGAGCTCCCATTTCGCGGTGATGTCGCGCCAGAGCCGTTGGCCGCGGCCGTTTTTGATCAGTCCGGCCGGCATACGGTGGGAGGCCGCGTCCTTGGCCATGCTTCCTCCCTTCGTAAGGTCATCCGAGTCTGTCGAGCAGGGTGAAAAGGAACGTGAGGTCGGCCAGTCTGGCCGGCGAATCGCGGAACGTGCGTCCTGTGACCGTGATGTAGCGTCCTTGGCTGTAAGCTTCGGCGTTCATGATGCCCCGCACCTTGATTCCGGCGCATTCCGGCATCAGTCCCCAGATGTGCAGGCCGTCGCCGCCGGGGCTTATCTCGATCCATGTCTTTCCCTCGACCGGCGCGATGAGGCATTTGGCCCAGTCGGCGAGGTATCCGCGCGAGTCGTAGCAGTGGTCGAGGTCGATGCAGGCGATTCCACTGCCCAGCGCGAAGCCCAGTCCGTCGCCTGCGGTGGATGCCTCGGCCGCCTCGAACGTGCTCCACGTGTCCGGATCGGTGCTGGACGCCACGGCGCCGTCTATCGTCAGTGGGATTTTCGTCGTTCCGTCGCCTCGGACCACCTTGCGCCATCTGACCCATCGGTCGACCAATGCCATGCGCGCCGGAGGGTTGAGCTTTTTGCGGTTGGCCTGTTTCCGGCATGCGTCGGAGCAGTAGCGGCGGCGTCTGCCGCGACCGGTCTGTTCGGGGAGCTCGATTCCGCATGTTTCGCAGGTGTTCATACTCCCCATTATATTTGTTTTTCTCTCAGAAAACGCTGTATACCAGTATTTTCAACCGTTTTTGTTATTTCGTGACATTAGTAAAAAACGTTTGTCCGGAAAAACGTGGAAGGCGTCGCGAAAAGCTGTGCCATGCCTGTACGTCGCAAAAACAGAGATATGCGGAACCATCTCGATGAAACGATGGAAAAACGTCGAAGCGCGAAAAACGGGACGGAGAAGCGTACGTACGACCTGAGTTGCTATCGGCGGTTAGGACCTTGGCGCCGGCGGAGTCCTCCCCCACCGGTATCGACACCTCAGTCAGCGGCCGATCAGGCCAGGATGCCGTTCATTCGGATGCTTTCTCAGTCTCTTGTATCTTCTGTTCCTTTCAGCGCTCTCGCGCGCCGTCTTCGCCTTGTGGCAAGCATAACTCAACCATTGCAGATTCTCCAAGGAATGGTTGTCTCCAGGAATAATGTGATCGCAATCCGTTCCGATTCCATCACAATCCTTCGCATGAATCCTCGCTTCGCAGCGTCCATGCGCCCGAGCCTTGACCATGGCCCTGCGGCTCTCCCAATCGTCGGGCAGCCTGAATCTTCTGTCACTGCTGTTCCAATGCATCTGATTGCGCATATGCCACCATCCGTCCACCAAGGTCAGGTGGGATAGGTGCCTTCGGCGGGAGTCGAACCCGCGCATACACGCGGACGCAAGGAAGAGGATCCGAAGATCTGCGACCGGTGTGGTCTGCCGTTGATTTCTACGAAGGCATGGACAGGCGGTTTGAGCATCACCACATCACGTAAACGCGGGATTGGCTTGCCTGCCACTGTTGGTGTATGCCCACTCTGACGTGGGTGGGCGGAGCGTGTCCGATATGCCGTTCGGACAGGACGGTGTTACGTAGCCCAAGGAGTTAGGAGAATCCAAGGTGGATATGAAAAGGGTTCAAACCAAGTCGCCTCGGTTTGAACCCTCTAATCCACTGACAATTGTGCGTTGCACTTTCGATTTTGTCAAATCGAGTCGCGTCGCATGACCTGTCCATGCACGTCGGAAAGCCTGTACAACGGCTGCCCCTTCACGTTTTCACCAACCGGTTGGAGCCTGCCGCGCTTGCGCCATGAGCGAATCGTGTTCGCGTTGCACCGGAATCCGCATTCGCACAGCAGTTCCGCGCACTCCCCCGCCGTGAACGCGCGTCCCGACCGAACGCATTCCCTCAGGAACCCCAACCGCACATCCGCCACAAGGTAAGTGTTGCCGCACATGGGACACACAACGCTTGCCGCGCCGACCGCCGCTGTCAATTCGACTCCGCACAGCGGGTTCGGGCATCTTCCGATGCCATGTTTCGCAGGCGGCACGTCGATGATGTCCAGCGTCTTTCGAACCGTTGACTCCCACTCATGGTAGAAGTCGGCGATGTCAGGCATGCGGCGCAGTCGAGGACTGCCGGCGCAGGTACGCAGCATGTCCACCAGCGGCGGATGCATGCCATAGGTCGCCCAAGGCATGGCGGGCGGAGCGTACAACCGGCGCCAGAGTGCGATTGCGGCATCCTCGATGGCCTGCATGTGGTCGAGCACCGGCAATCGGATTGGCGTCGGTGCGGCTGGAAGGTTGACGCGTCCAGGCTGGCGGCCTCCGTAGTGCGCGGTCGAGTCCAGGAACTCATGCAGCGAATCCAACCATGATGGATATTCCCGCAGCCAGCCGCGCATCAGCCCATCGCATTTCGCGCACATGGTGTCGCCGACAGCGCATTCTCCGCCGCAGACGAGGCACACGCCGGCGAGCGCTGGCTTGTTTTGGTTGGTTTGTGCTGGTTGTGTCTGGTTTGGTGTTGGCTGGGATTCGTTGTTTTGTTCGTTCATTTGTTCGATTCCCTCCGGCGTGGTAGTCTTCTGGTGGTGTCAGGAGCCCGGCCGGAAGGTCGGGTTCTTTGTTATTCGTGGTGTTGTTGGATTATCGCTTTGATTTCCTCTTTGGGGACTTGAGGAACCAGTGGCGAGATCTCATCGAGGCTGTATCCGGCCTGATGCCATTTGACGATCATGTCCATGAGGGTTTTCTTCACTTTCATTTCGTTTCCTTCTTTGTTTTGGTTGTGAATGTGACCAGTCCGGTCTCGGCATGGAACACCTTGACCGGTTCGCCAGTCCTCAAGGACACGGCCTGCGCGTAGTCGCCAGCATCGTCGATGTTCTCGAACGTTCTGACGCCTTCCGCGGTGACGACGTTGTAGCTCATCTTGCCGGCTCCTTGTCCGCGCCGCTCACATGGTCCCAGTCGCAGGACAGGCCGGCCTGCTTGCCGTTCGTCGAGTAGACGATGCAGTCCACTTGCCTCGTGTCGGTCAGGGTGACGACGCATTCGCTGAAGTCGTCGTACATGTCGGAGCACCGCCAGTCGATGGACCTGACCGCATGCGCGGTCGTGGAAGGCTCCGACGCGCTCCCGCATCCGGCGAGCGCGAGGAGGAATACCGGAGTGAGCAGGAACAGGGTGATGGCGGGCACGCCGATGCCGGCGAGTGTGAATGGTTTGCGTTTTCTCATTTCGAGTGTTTCCTTCCTTGTTGTCACCATGTCTTTTTCAGGAGTGTGCGGTATCGGATGTAGTCGTTGATGTCGCGTCGGATGCAGTCGCGCACCCTGTGCGTGCCACGATGTCCCTTGTACGGATCCTCGGGACAGTCGATGAACCTCAAATACCGGCGGAGCGTGGTCAGGTCGAACTTGCGGTAGGACAGCCACCTGTCCGGGTTCAGGTCGAGACGTTTCAGGAAGTCGAGGTCGAAGTCCACGTTCGTTCCGGCCGGAACCAAGGTGAAGCGTTGCGAGAGGGAGTCGAGATACTCCTCCACGGCGTTCGCGACCGCTTCCACGCAGTCGTTCCCGGCTGAACCGTTCAACAGTTCGAACAGCAATCCATTGTCCGTGTGCATCGAGAACGCGACCGGGCCCATGTCCAACAGGTCGAGATAGTCCGGTCTGATGATGCGGTGCAGGGATCCGAACGAATGTTCGCCCAGCACGTCGGTGCATTCCATGCCGACCTCCAACGGCAGACTGTCATTCCTGTCCGTGCCGGTCGTTTCGAAGTCGAGCCAGAGCAGCGCCTCCGGCTTCCCATTCCGGTCTTTGTCCTGTTTCCTCATGATTCTTCCTTCCAATCGCTTTGCCATTCGATGATTTCGATTTGCGTGAGCCGTTGCGCCGTGCCGTCATCCAACAGCCACCACCAGTCGCCGTTCCAGTCGCGTATCGGCACGCTGAGCGGACCACGCCAACTCGGGATGATGTAGCCGAACCGTTCCGCCTCGGCCGGATGCGCGTGCGCCCAACCATGACAGCCGGTCGTGCCGGAACCGCACAGTTCGACGATGTTGCACGGCAGGTCGCGCACGGCCGGGTCGGCCCGACGGCGCAACTGCCGGTGATGGCCGCTCCTGCCCGGCCAGACGGTCGGGTCGTGCAAGTTGCGTCCGCAACGCATGCAATGCCAGCCCTGACGTTGCAAGGCGACGTGTTTCGATTCCTGGAATTGCCGGTCGCTCATCGTCGCTCCCTTCCGAACTGGTCGAGCAGGCCGATGCAGGTCGAGCAGTCGCGTTTGATATCGCGGACGAGGTCAAGGTCCACATCGGCGAGCGCCGGACCTTTGAGCGCGTCGAGTTCCAATCGGTCCGCGGCTTGGATGGCCGAGGTGAGGATGCCGGCCATGTGTGCGATGGTCATGGCGTTCATGCCGCCGCCTCCTGTTCGAACAATTGTTCGGCCAATACGTCGCCGGGCACGTTCGCGAGCTGACGGCGCAGCATGTCCGGGTCCAAGCCCTGGTTGAGCAGGTCCGCGACCTTGCATGCGAGCTCCATGTACGTGTCCGTGCCCTCGCAGGCTATCGGGCCGAGCACGCGTTTGACCTCTTCGCTGGCCCACGTATACCGTCGGCGAGCGTTGGAATCCTTTGGCGTGGCGAATCCGCGTTCCTTGCCTTTGACGAGCCAGTTGCGGTATTTCGCGTTCCAGTCGGCCGAGCGGGCTCCCGAGTCGAGGGCCCTGTCGCGGAATTTGTCGGCCTCGATGTCGCAGTCGATGCCGAGCCTGTCGGCGAGCGCCTGGTGTTCTTCGGTGGGTTTCCAGTCGGCTGGTATTGGGATTTGTTTTCTCGCGCGCGCGTTACTCTCTCTAGGTTCTATATACGGTTCTTCCTTATATAGGTTCTGTGCGCAGTCATGTTGCGCCCCTGATTGCGCCCCTAGCGACGTTTTTTTGCGCCCCTGATTGCGCCCCTCCAACTTGTTTAGGGGCGCAGTGGTCTGCGCCTCTTGCGGCGGTTGTTTCAGGGGCGTAGTTTTTGCGCCCCTGAAATCCTTCATCGCGAGGTCCCAGACGATCGGACGGTATTTGCCGAGGTGCTCGGTGATCCGCTGGTCTCCCCTTCGAATCAGTCCGGCCTTCTCCAGATCGTGCAGGCCGTTCTGGATGGTGCGCCGGCTGTATCCGGTCAGTGCCACGATGCGCTTCTGGCTCGGGAAAGCTCCCCTGCCCTGCGTGTCAGCATGGTCGGCAAGCAGGAGCAGGATGCGCAACAAAGCTCCTTTGACCATTTCGGCGGGCACGTCGTACATGGCCCACTCCAATGCCTTCATACTCATGATTCCTGCTCCTTTTCGGCCATAGCGCCCTTGAGTGCCTCGCGCTCCTCCGCACTGGGCTGGTATCCGAGGTGTTCCAATGCGCCGTACCAGACGCACATCTCATCAACGCCGCGCATGGTGCGCCACGCACGCCAGTCGGCGTTGTCCTCCTGGCGTGCGGCCAGCACGTCGAGGATCCGCAGCGGCCTGTCCCTCAACACCATGCGGATCTGGTCGAGGTTCTCCTTGCATTCCAACGACCAGTGGTCGTCGTCATGCTCAGTGATCGGCAGATTCCATCCAAAACCGATGAGCGCCTCCACGACACCCTCGCCATGGCTTGGCTGGCTCACGAACATCGAATGCCAGCCGACCGTCTCAGCGAGCGCGAGTTCGCAGATTCCCGCCACTGTCTGTTCGCGGGTGAGCGTGTGGAGGTTGGTTCGTATCCATGCGAAACGCGTGTCCCTCGCGATCGCCTCGAAGTCCCTGGCCTTGCGGTCGAGTTCCTTCCCCCGTGCCATGATGGCCTGGCGTTCGGCTTTCGCGTTCTTCTCCCTTTCGATCTGGTCGGGTGGAATCGGCTCGTACAGGCAGTAGTCGCCGTGGTTCTTGAAGACGCAGAATTCCGGCCACCCGTCCTCGCCCGTGAACTGCTTCCAGAACGGATCCCAAGTGGAGGAAATGATGTTATGCCGCCTGTAGCCGCGCGGTTCGAACGTCCAATAGTTCTTCCCGTCCGGGAAGGACTCGACCCTGACACCGGCCTTCGCGAGCGCCTTGTCGGCCTCACCGCACCATTTCGTCTTGTCGCGTTCTCTGACGAGCCTTCGGTACGTCCATTCGAAGTCGGTGGACCGTGCGAGCTCGCGTTGCATGTCCGGGTCGGATTCGAATTCGGCGAGCTTGTCCAATTGGTCGAGTGTCAGTTGGCTGAAATCGGCGGACATGTCGCGCGTCTCCTGCGGGATGCGGGCGATC